CAGATTTCAGTCGGTTGGCCGAACAACGCCTTCGTAGGTCCAATACTCTTTCCGAGTGTGCCTGTGATGAAGCAGTCAAACAAGTACTACATCTTCGGACACGAAGCGTGGCAGCCTGAACCGTTCGGTGACCTTCGAGCTCCTGGCACAGTTGCCAACGAGATCCCAGGTTTGACCGTTTCGACGGAACCTTACTTCTGCGATGAGCATGCTCTGCAGATTCCGGTAACCGACGAAGAACGTGAAAACGCTGACGCTCCCCTTCGTCCTGACCAGGATGGTACTGAGTTGGTTACGTCCAAGATTCTTTTGGGTCGTGAACTCGCGATCAAGAACATCGTACAGAACACAAGTAACTATGACTCTTCACTGGTCGTTACGCTTTCAGGTACATCGCAATGGAATGACTATGTCAACTCCAACCCGATCTCTGACATGCGCAACGCCATTCGAGGTGTTCACGCCAAACTGTTCATGGAGCCAACGCACGCAATCATTCCGTATCTTGTTATGTCGGAACTTGAAGACCACCCGGACTTCATTGAGCGCATCAAGTACTCGGAGCGAGGCATCGTTACTCCAGACATCATCGCAGCTGTTATCGGTATCCAGAACGTAGTTGTCCCTGGTGTCGGTTACAACTCAACGGCGAACCCTGGCCAAGCTCAGTCCCTTACCTACCTGTGGGGTAAGGACGTCAACTTCGCCTACGTTCCAGATCGTCCTGGTCTCAAGATTCCTGCCTTCGGGTATGAATTCACTTGGGGCTATGGCGCTGCGATGCCGATGGCAGTTGAGCGTTGGCGCGAGAACCAGAGGAAGTCTGATGTCATCCGCGTAGCCCGTCGTTACGACCTTCAGTTGGTTGCACTCAACTCCGAAGGCCAGTCAATTGCTGGTTACATGATCGCAAACGCAATCGCGTAAGGAGTCAACATGGGCTTCACAAAGATTTTCGCCAAGACGATCTTCAAGCCTGGGACTCTACATGTCGGCCTGGGACCACTTAGGTCCCAGGCTGCCTTGTCGTTTGCGTCAGGTACTTTGACACTTGACGCTTCTACGGCTGACCAGTTTGTTGTATCTCTTGGTGCTAACGTCGGAACATTGGCAATCACCAACGGTACGGTTGGTCAAGAGATCACGATTCAATTCAAGCAAGACGCTACAGGTAGTCGAACTATGACTTGGCCTTCTAACGTCAAGCTTGCCGGGGCGGCATTCGTCCTGACTACAACCGCTAGTAAGACTGACACGATTGTGTTGCTCTTCGACGGAACCAACTGGCGCGAGAAGTCTCGTTCCCTTAGTAGTTAGGAGCAGTATGACGTTCAAAGCAAAGACGAAGATTCAGCACGGCGTTGGCGGTGATGAATACGAGTTTGAGGCAGGTGATGAACTTCCGATTGATTTGTTCACCAAAGAGAACCTAGAGAGTTTGGTTGCTTCTGGCGCCGTTGAAGGTGATGCCGAAGGGTATCCTGAGACCGAAGACGTCGACGATGACAACAAAAGTGACGACGAAGACGTCGATCCCAATACTCTCAACGATGCTGACAAGGATGAACTTAAAGGTCTCATGGATACACCGGAGTAAGTAATGGGTTCATCATACTCACTAACGCAACAGACGCAACAGTGGCTTGATGAAACCAAACTGCCTATCGGTACATTAGATCCGGTGCTCGTTGAAACTGCAACTGAAATGGTCTTCTCCAGAGTAAGTCGTGTGTACGATGTAACAGGTTGGCAGAATTCTGGTCCGCCTATAGCGCCGAATCAAAGTGCTTGTCCGAGTCTCGTTCAGAAGGCAATTTCACTTCTACTCGCCTGTTGGTTGTACGCGCGAGCGTACTCCGAAGTCACAGATGAGGAAGAGAACAAGTACGCAGCCAGACTAGAAAGTATGGCTGAAGATTTAACTGCTGGTATTGAAGGTGGCATCATTAGCCTCACAGACGCTAATCCTGCCACCTTCATTCCTGCAGACGAACCAGACTTCATGCCTGCTATGGCAGATAATGCTGCACCAGTAGTTGATGCACTTGGCTACGTAGTTGGACGTGAAGGATCAAACCAAGCGAAGTTTACTATGTCAAGGAGGTTCTAGTGGCTCAAGATATGCTCGACGCTACCTTCTACCCCCTACCTTCGCTTGTAGCTGACAAGTACTACTTGCTTGGTACACGACTTCGTTCATTTCGTGAACCTCTCAAGGAAATCGTGCGTTCAGTCATGGCGCCTAGAATCAATGACAACTTTCGCTCTGGAGGTAACCCTCCTTGGACACCTCTTGCAATCACTACCAAGAAGGATCGTGCAGAGTATGACTACCCTGACGAGCCGATTCTAGTTCGTTCAGGTCTTCTTAGGCGCACTGTAGGCCAACTTAACATCTGGAACATCGATGATGAAAAGGCATACATTGATGCAGCCTCTTTTGGTGCTGCTCAAGGTGGTAACGCTTGGTATGGCCTTGCACAGAACAACGGCTTCGTAGGTGGCTACGGTGCAGAGACTCCTGCGCGACCCTTTCTTTACTTCACAGACGAAGATGTTGAGAAGTCTGCCGCCATCATGTCCGTTTGGTTGTATGAGGCTGAGATTGAATGTGACTTCAAGGTAGGTGATCCAGTCTAATGTCTACCTCAGCACAGCCATATCACCAGCAGGACATTACCCAAGCGGTGTTCAACATACTTCAGAACGCTGCAGAAGACTTAGGTATCGGCTCAAATGCTGATAATGTACCTGACGTCTTCTATGGTGACCAGAAGTTAATTCCTCGCACACCAGCAATTTGTGTTGAACCTGGCCCAATGCGTCGCAACCTGAAGGGCGCTACTGGACCGTATCCTACCATGGATAACCAGTTCAACCTAGTCATCATGTGCTACCTGTACTCGCTTGCAGGGAACATCCAAGCTTTGGAAATAAACAAAGACTTGTTCTTGGATCAAGTTCAAGATGTATTACACGCAGACTACAAACTTTCAGGTTCTCCAGGCACAACTGAACCTGGGCTAGTAATTTGGAGTCACTGCGAATCAATTGACCCAGGCTACACAATACGATCAGGTGTCTTGATGCGTTGTGGCCGCATATCATGGACTGCAATGAACAGGTCGTTCTTGCTCGACAGTTAGGAAGGCATCATGAAGGTAACAGTTAACAAGCCTAACTTGGCTCCCGATACAGAAGTTGAAGTACCAGGTCTTGGCGTGTTTAAGAACGGTACGACAACCGAGATTGAAGCCGAGGGCGAAGATCGCTTGATCGGTGTTCCGCTTGAAGAGAAGGCACAAGCATTTACGAAGCCTGCTGAAGTACCCCAAACTCCTGTTGTAACTGAACCTACGAAAGAGGGTGAGTAATGTCGTTCGCATGGCCATCTGTAGACATTGGCGCTACCGGTACCTGTGGTATAGCCATCGAATCTCTAGCAGCCGCTGGCACATATGTAGCCCCAGTCAAGTTCTTTCCGATTTTGAGCGAGTCACTTGCTTACTCGACGGCAAACATTAAGCGTCGTTCAATGCGAGGTATCGCTGATGTTATTGGTGTCGTACCTGGTGCTACGCACATTGCAGGTGACATCATGTTTGAATTGACTGAAGACGTATTGCCTTACTTCATGTATTGCATGCGTGCGTCCATTGCTGTTGCTGGATCAACTGACCTGACTTACACTTTGACACCTGAGCACGGCGCAGTACCAAATGTTTGGTCAGGTCGAACAATGTCCATTACAGTTGTACGTAATGGCTTCCCGTTCGGTTATAGTGGCTTGGTTGTCTCTGAACTTGAAATAGAAGCATCCGATGCAGGTATCGTTACTTGCAAGGCTTCAGTAGTAGGTCAGACAGAAGCAGCAGTCGATGCACCTTCACCGAGTTGGGAAGCAGTCGTTCCCTTTGGCCCAGGTACATTCAACATTCAGATTCCAACGGCCACGGAAGTGTTCGACATGGACAAGTTCACGTTTACTGTCAACGACGCTGCTACCCCCCAGTATCGTTTGCAGACAGTCCGATCACCTTCGTACATTTCGTTTGGTGAACGTACTGTGTCTTACAAGACTGAACGTGACTTCTCGAGTCGAGATGAATATGACAACTTCTACAAGTTGGCACTTGCAGAAGATGGTTTGACCGTTATCATGACCAAAGGTGCAGATAACCAAGTCACATACGTCTTGCCTCAGCCTCAAGCAGATACCTTCGACGTTGGCCAGTTGACTGGTCAGGGCACTTTGATTCGTTCAAGTGTTTCGTTTGACGGTATCTACAACATTGGTGCATCTAATGCTTACAGTATTGTGTGTCAGTGCCAAGAAGCCGTTACGCTACCCGCGTAATGTAACAAGAAAGGGCCAGCATGCCTAGAGCAACAATAACCACAGCCACTCAGGAGTTTGAATTGAAGTCCTGCGAAGGCGGTACAGTTGAACTTAAGAGGTTGACTTATGGTCAGACTCTTGCACGTCGCGACATGGTCATGGCGTTTACGTTCGGTGCACCGACTTCAAAGGGCGGAGATCCAGACGCTGGTGTTGAGTTGCAGAATTTGAAAGTAACACAGTTCGAATGGTCGAACTCAATTGTCAACTGGAACTTGACAGATGAGAATGACCAACCTCTTGATTGGAAGAAGTCTAACCTCTTCGAGGTTATTGACCCCGCTATCGCGGAAGAGATCAGCCAGTTGATTACTGGCATGAACGATTTTGAGGCTGAACTAAAAAACTAGTTGCCCATCTCGAATTAAGGATTGTCGCTGAACGTGAAGCAAAGGGTGTCGAGTGGATTGAAGCCGATAAGGTCATTTCACTCGTCATCCTTTGCGACAGGTTCAGCTGTTTGCCAAATCCTGGTAGTTTGTTCGATCAAGATGGGTTCTTAGCCGAGGCGATGTTAGCCGCAGTATCACTTCAGAACTTCAAAGAAAACCAAAACCTCGACAAACTCAGTAAGGACCTCAAGTAAATGCCAATCGCATACCAAGATCTGTACCTATTACTTAGGGCAGAGAATCTTGGCACTTCAGCAATAACCTCCTTTGGTGGTATGGTTGAAGCTCTGGGCGCACGAGGCAAGATGACTGCTGCCCAAATTGGTTTGATTGGTACTGCATTAGTAACAGCAGGCACAGTTGTTACTGCTGCAGGTGCTGTTGGTTTGAAGTTCTGGTATGACTCTATCAAAGCAGCTGAAGATTATCAACAGCAAGTTCGATATACAGAAACACAAGCTGGTGGTCTCCACATCTCTTTGAAGCAGTTAGGTGACATCGGTTTGGAAGTTGCAAAGAAAATCGCAACACCACTTGACACAATTCAAACAGGTATGTACAACATTGTGTCAACTTTGAAGGTAAACTACAGTCAGTTAAAGACTCTTACAACTGACTTTGCCAAAGCAGCTGTAGCAGGTCAATCAGATATTAGTGATGTATCAAAGATCACAATCGGTGAACTCCATGCCTACCATCTGCCTTTGAAAGACATCAACTGGCTTCTTAACCAGCAGTTCGAAATGGTCAAAGAAGGCCGCGGCACTTACGATGACTTCATTGGAGTAGTAGGTAATGCAATCCCTATCTATGCTGCCTCAAAGAACTCCATTCAGGAGATGGGTGCTAACATTGCCTTCCTTACACAGAACTCACTGTCTGCAGGTACAGCAACCGCTGCAGCCTCACGTGCTGTGGAAGCAATTACAAAGGCAGACTTTCAGAAGGGTATGAAAGCTCTTGGCATATCGTTCTTGGATGCTCATGGTCATGCAAAGCAACTTGACACCATTGTACAAGAGATTGCAGATAGTCCTAAGTGGGCTAAGTTAGTTCAGCAGTCAGGTGGATCGATTACAAAGGCATTCATTGATACCTTTGGTGGTGGCACAATTCAAGCAAGGCGCTTCTTTGACTTAGCACTTGCACGTTATCCTCAACTGCAAGGTATCCTTGACAAGATGAATCATCCAGGTAATGCTCTTGGACGTGCTTACAAGTTGATGTCTAACACAACTGAAGCACAAGTACAGTTGTTGAAGAACAACTTCAAGGCACTTGAGATTACTCTAGGTACTGATGTACTTCCAGTGTTCAATAAGTTCTTACATTACATAGAGCGACTGATGCATTGGTTTGACGGTCTTAGTCCGGGAACAAAGAAACTGATCGCATTTGGCTCTCTCTTTGCATCTATTGCAGGAGTCATTGGTGGTGCTACATTGATCATGACAGGCTTCTTCTTGAAGTTCTTGTCAGTCATCATGAAAGTCGCTGGAGCGGAAGACTTGACTGACCTCTTTGCAGGCATGAAGGGTATGGCTTCAGGAATGGCTGATGGCGCTCTTGCCGCTGCACCTTACATTGCCGCAATCCTTGCAGTTGCTGCAGCAGTGTACTTTGCGATCAAGTACCACAAGCAGATCTGGGAATGGATGCAAAAGGTATGGCACGATGCGATGGCCTGGGTTGATCGTGCAAAGGATTCGTTCGAGCGCCTGTGGAAGACGAGTGCTCTGTTGCGTGACGCTATAAAGTCTCTGCCAATCTTCTGGCTCATCAAGGGTATTATAGAACTGGTTAAACATCATAAGGATCTTGAACAGTGGGCTAAGGATGCTTGGCAAGTTGTCAAAGATGGTATGAATGATGTCAAGGACGTTGCAATGGACGTTGCAAACTTCTTTGAAACAACTTGGGATGCAGTCTTTAGTTGGTTCAGCACTAACTGGACTGAGCTTTCTGAACTAGTCGAAGAAGTCTGGTACATCATTTCGAATACCATTAAGATAGCCTGGAACGCTACAATGGACATCTTAAAGCCTGGAATGGAAATTCTCCATGCACTGTTCAGTTTCACTTGGCGTGTACTTGCGACAACTGTTGAAGCTGCATGGACTATCATCTCTGGTGCTGTACGTGATGGTATGAAGATCATTATGACTATCGTTGATGGTGGTTGGGGTGTTCTTCATGATCTATGGGATGTCATTTGGGATACGTTATCGTTTGTAGTCAAGACTACATGGGACGTGATCTCTGGTTTAATCAAGGCTGCATGGTCAGTTATTGAAGGCATCTTTACAGTTGCACTCGACTTGCTTACAGGTCACTGGAGCAAGGCCTGGAATGACATGAAGCATTACTTCGGTCAAGCTTGGCATGACATTGAGAACATGCTGATTAGTGTCATGAGTAACTTGGTCAAAGTGATTGAACAGGTTGTACCAAGACTTTGGAATGCTGCACTTACTCTTGGTAAGACAATCATTAATGCACTCTACCAGGGAGTCATTCTTACATGGCACTTGATTGACAACTTCTTTAAGGGTATTGTCAAAGTACTCGTTGCATTCTTCGCAGGTCTCTGGGATGCTATGTACGCTATTGGCAAAGATCTTGTCAAGGGTCTCTGGAAGGGTATTGAAGATACTTGGCACCTTGTCAAAGATGGTCTCGGTCACCTTGCACATGGGCTCGAAGATGTTGCTAAGGATGCACTTCACATCTTCTCACCCTCGAAGGTGTTCTATGATATAGGCACCAACGTTTCTCTTGGCCTTGCTAACGGTATCAGTGACAGTGCGCCAAAGGTAAGCGCCGCGGCTAACAAACTTCTTAAGTCTCTACCAACAGGCTTTAATAAGTTCAACAATACTCTTCCAACAGGTAGTTTGGCTAATGCGCAACGCATCACACTGGTCAATGTAGTTATGCCTAAGGGTATGGTTACAATTCAAGTTAGTAGTGCACTATCTAACCAAGACAACCAGAAGATGCAAAAGGAAACGGAAGAGACCCTTGACAAGTTCACCGACGATATGGTGGCTAAACTCAAAAAGGTAACGGTAGGTAAATAATGTCAACAGTCGTTCACACATACACAGCAGACGATACCTATACAGCGTCGCCTTACCTTTACTACGGCACAACTGATGATAACGGGAACCCTGCTGCTACTGTACACGCTGATGTACGTGGAGCAGTTGGTGGCTCTGGTATCTATCTAGGCTATGGTGCTTGGGTTAGTGGTGACATACCTGCTACTACTGCACTTGTCCTTGACATCTATGTTGGCGATGCTCACGATGGCGGCGCAGGAGATGGATCAGGTACAGCCGGTGGAGGTTCTTCCGCTGTGGTTGACGATACTACTGGCCTACTGTACATTGAAGCGGGTGGTGGTGGAGGTACTGGTTCACGAGGCTTCTCTGGTGCTAACAGTGGAGGCAATGCTGACATTGGCAATGGCGCCGATGACGGGCAAGACGTCGATGGTGACGATGGTGCAGGCAAAGGTGCTAACGGCACTACTCCAGGTGAGCCAGGCGCAGGCAGACAATATACAGGTTCGCCCGGCACATCTTTTGCTGGTTCGTACGGTTCAGTTGCTGGTGGCGCTGCAACAACAAGTTCCGAAGCTGGCGGTGGTGGTG